ACAATACGAAATATACGAAAGGAAAAATATGTCGTTCGCAGATATGAAGAAAAAACGTGGAGATAAACTCCAATCACTCCTCAAAGAAACAGCAAAACTCAATACACAAACAAAAGGTCAAGGTGATGATGATCGTTTCTGGCGTCCTGAATTGGACAAGTCAGGCAACGGAATGGCCGTTGTTCGATTTCTACCTGCTCCAGATGGAGAAGACCTTCCGTGGGCACGAACATGGAATCATGGATTTCAAGGTCCCGGTGGATGGTATATTGAAAACTCTTTGACAACTCTCGGTCAGAAAGATCCAGTAAGTGAGTATAATTCAACTCTCTGGAATTCTGGTATTGAGGCAAATAAAGATATTGCTCGTAAACAGAAACGCCGATTAACTTACATGACAAATGTTTATGTGATCAAAGATCCGGCAAACCCCCAGAACGAAGGACAAGTTCGTTTATACAAATATGGTAAAAAGATTTGGGATAAGATCAATGATAAAATGAATCCTGAATTTGAAGATGAGACACCAGTAAATCCATTTGATTTATGGGAAGGTGCAAACTTTAAGATAAAGATTCGAAAGATTGACGGATTTTCAAATTATGATAAGAGTGAATTTGAGAATCCCACCGCTCTACATGAAGATGAGTCTAAGATGGAAGAAATTTGGAAGTCAGAATATTCATTAGAAGAATTTACTGATCCTAAAAATTTCAAAGCTTATGCTGAGTTGAAAGAGAAAATGGAACGTGTTCTCGGTTTATCAACAGTACCTACCACACCTGAAAATCAGTTTCCGAAAAGTGAAGCGCCTTTTGATGGAGGAACAACTTTCATTCCAAAAGATGCCGTTTCTCCTACTCCTCCAATAGCATCGACAGCAACAGCAGAAACCGAAGATGATATGAGTTATTTTAAACAACTCGCTGAAGAATAATTTTTTATTAGCCAGGTAGTTTATTATTTGATGCGGCTCTAATTAATGGAACTGCTAAGTGAACAGGTTGAGTTGTTACAGACTGTTGATTGGATGTAATTACATTAACGGGAGCCATATTTGCTGATCCATTTTGGGATAAATCTATTTTTTGTCTTTGTAGATCCGTGAGTGTGGCCGCAGCTTGCATAAACACACTCGCGGCTTGATTATCTAATACTAGTTCAGGAGCTGATGGTTGGCCATGAAGGATGGCCAACCCTGTACTTTTAACTAATCCTCCTTTTTCGTACTTGCTTGCATCTTTAGCAGAATATGATTCAACATTTAAATTCCCGGTGTCGGGTGCATTTGTATTCAAATTCTTGGTGTCGGGTACATTTGTAGCTATTTTAGTTTTATTAATTGCGGCTAAGTCTGCATTTGAATTGGCTAATTGTCTCTCAAGAGTTTCTATCATATTTAATGTTCCTTGCAGCATAGCTTGCGGGCTGTCAAAGCCTTCCGCATTGGGATTTTCCTTTACTTTCTCTTCCCATTTTTTCTTGTTTTCTTTTGCTTTCTGCAGTTGGGTGTTTAAGCCTTCATTTCTTTTTCTAACTTTGGCCTCTTTTTCTTCTTTAGAATCTTCCCAAGGCATAGATATGGATGAGAATATTTCTTGAACATTTGCTACCATATCTTTAAAAAATTGAACTATTTTGTCGGGTATAGTTTTAAATAAATCTACAATCTTATCACCTAATCCAACTTTTTCTCCATTTTTACCTTCAAATGAAAATAAGCCATTTAACCATGTCCTTATTTTACTGAGTACTCCATCTGGTTCTCCATATATAAATTTACTTAATGACCATCCACCTTCTTCTGTTTCTCCTGCTTTTTTACCCCATGTAAACAAGCCAGAAATATACCCTCGTATTTTCTCAATTAATCCTTCTTTCCCAAATATAAATGAATTTAATGACCATCCACCTTCTTCTGTTTCTCCTGCTTTTTTACCCCACGAAAATAAACTCGTAAACCATGTTTTTACCTTTTCCCATATATCACTTACATAATTTGATAAAGTTGTCCACCCGGCCGCTATTCCTCCCGAAGCCCATTCCCATTTTTCTTTAAACCAAGTTACCACCTTATTCCATATTTCAGATATGTACCCAGAAACACTTGTCCACCCGGCCGCTATTCCTTCCGAAGCCCATTCCCATTTTTCTTTAAACCAAGTTACCACCTTATTCCATATTTCAGATATGTACCCAGAAACACTTGTCCACCCAGCTGCTATTCCTCCTGAAGCCCATTCCCATTTTTCTTTAAACCAAGTTACCACCTTATCCCATATTTCTGATACGAATTTCGTAATACCTTTCCAGGCTTTCGTAATACCTTTCCAGGATTTTTTAAACCATGCACCAATTTTATCGAAAGCTTTTGCTATTTTTTTTGCTCCAAAAAATCCGAGAATTCCACCAATGGCCGCACCAACTAATCCTCCAACAAGTGTTCCAATTACGGGAACGACACTACCAATTCCTGCGCCTATTAGTGCCCATTTTCCAGCGTTTTTGAACGAATTTTTAATTCCACCATCAGCTTCTCCACCCAAGAAACCTCCCAGAAAACCCGAAATTTTACTTACACCCCAATCTGCACTATTCACCCATCCATCGAAACCACTCTTGAGTGCCAGTGCTAATCCCGCAACTATTGCGGCAGGACCCATAAATTTCATAATTGAGGGTCCTAGTAATGTTGTAAACTTTGTTCCAATTGCACCAAATGCTGTTTTAATTCCTGTAAATAAAGTAGTGCCGAGTGTAGCCAGCAATTTTTTTATTCCACCTTTTCCGAATAGTGATCCAATTGAAAGCCCACCCATAATCATTTTCGTTTTGAGGATATCCTTTAGCCCTGATAAAAATCCACCACCTTCTTCATTTTTTTGTTCATCTTGCCAATTTGTAACTAAAACGTCTTGTACAACAGCCTTTTCTTTTCCAGCTCTTGCTTCCTCTTTTCTTGCTTCCAGTTCAGCTTTGGCTACCGTCTCTTGTGATTGTAATGATGACCTACTTTGATTAACTAATGTATTAGCCAAAACAGCAATATTACTCAAATAACTGTTCGTATTTAGACCAGTAGAATGAGATGTTTCACCTATCTGGTCTGTGGTAATATTCAACTTAGTCAGATTATTAGTAATATCATCAAGCTTGCGGTTTTCCGCCTTTTTAGAATCTTCTGATTCGGCCATTTATCTTCCTTGTTTAGCTTTTTGGTTTTGTCTTTCTATTCTTTCGTTTTCTTCTTTTAACCATTGTTGTAATAATAATACATATACTTGTCTTTCAAACGGAACCATATTTTCAATATCAGAAAGACTCCACTTATGATGCTGAATCATGGCGAAGTTTGTTTGAAAATGATTCGCCAGGGAGTCATGACTCAGCGCTATCCGAAAAAAGCGTCAAGCCCCTGTAACATTAATGGTGCCGTTTTTTCACATTTAGGACATATCCATGTAATTTCTTTATTTAATTTGGGCATATCTTCAAAGAAATTTCTAACCTTAATAAATTGTTCAGAATTAAGTGATTCAATAAAATCATTTAATTCTTTTTTGGTAGCATCTCTTGTTTTAAATATTTCTTCACCTTCCCAAATATACTCAATAGATTCCGTAATTAATTTAAATACTTCATCAGCTGTTGGTTCGCCCCCAGTAATATATTTCTGCATTGAATCAAGATCAGGATATTTTAATTTAATCCCAATATCTTCTGTAATATTTATTTTACCATCATTTACAGTAGAAGTATCAACTGTTATTTCACTAACATCAAGATTTACTTCACAAAGTTGTCCGCAGTTTTTTTCTTCACAGTCTATTGATTCTGGTTTTTTTAACTTAATTTGTATTTTATCTCCAACAGATTTTCCTCTAAGCTGAAGGAAAAAATATTCAATATCAAATGGAGCTAAGCTATTGATATCTATTTTACTTTGTGAACATGCTATTAAAACATCTTTTATTGCTTTAGTTACATTTGAGTTTTCACCTTCTAAAGCCATCATTAACATCTTTTCTTCTTTTACAAGAAAAGGTCTGTACTTAATTTTTTTCCCTGTAGAAGGGATTGTCAATTCATAAGTAGGCGTTGCTACTTTTGGTAATGCCATAATAATCTCCTATAATGCATTATGTTGTATTTTTCTATCTAAAAATCTCGTTCTCTACCTTGTCTACCACCACCAGAATCTCTTCCATAGTCATATGAAGATAAGTGTTGGCCGGCTCCGGCGCGCCGAGACCAATCTTTATATTGTATTTGAACTTGAAATTCATAAAGTTCATCATTATCCCAATTAATTTCTGTTTCTTGTAAGGTTAACGGCCAAGCTTCATTTAGTATACAGAAATAATTCTCTTTTCCCACAACAGCAGATTCTTTAGTTTCATCATAATGATATAATCGTATCTCACCCACCATTTTATCATAATATCGCATGTTCCGCGTGCCTCGAGGTTGTATATAATCTAACCAAGCTTCCCAGAATATCTTCGCGGCAAAATCGTTTGTATTATAAAAAGTTAGTGTTATTGGTTCATATACGGCTGCGTATGGTTTCAAAACTTCTATACCATATATTCTGTCTTCTACCGTACTCCATCCCTTTCCGGGAAATTCAGCTGCCTTACATAGAAAAGAAATAGCCTCTGCTCCAGCAGCATGTAGTGCTGTTGGAGGAGTTATTTGAACTGAGAATTTATTTGCTCTAGCTAATCCTCCTTTAATATCTACTTTTTGTAAAAAATCTATAGGATTTAATGACATAGTTTCCTTACGCGTGGATGTTTCTAAATGCGGCAGCACTTTCTGCCCAAACCATTGTTTTATTCATTTTTTTAAATCTTTCTACAGGCAAAAATATAGCAGTTCCCCAATCACTAGGATTAATAGTAACCATTTGTGATTTAATAAACATATTAAGATATCTTTTAATACATGGTTTAGCTCTTTTAAGTTTCGTAAAATTTCCCAAACTAGTATATGTTAAATGTAATCTTGTTGTTTCGTCTAATTCTTTATTATTTGCAAATGCTTGTAATTGATCTAATAATATAGCACGGTCTTTAGGATATAGATAATGAAAATTGATACCTAAAAAACCATCACTATATTTTTCAATTGGTAGAACCAAAGGAAATGTATCATAATAAGGAAGTGTTAATTTATGTTTTGGATTATATACAAAAAAATATAAAGATCCTCGCCTCCAAAATGTAGTTTTTTCTGATTCACTTAAAATTTGTCCGGGTTTTCTTATCCCTCTTAATGAACTTCTTACTACTTGTTGTTTAACTAATTTTCTAAACCACCCACCGGCCGCCTTTGTCCTTACTATTTCAAGACCCGCACGAATAACATTTGTAAACAAGGTTAGTAAAGGAAGGGCCATATTTTTTATCTTTCGTTATTGTTTTTTATACTAAAACTATTTAGTTAAACTGAGAGTATCTTCTGTTATTATACGCCATTCCCATCCTTTAGCTTCACAGAACGATTCGGCCGCCTTAAATTTGGCATTATTGATACCCCAAGTTTTAACTTCTTTAAGATATCGTCTCCTATGCTTTGGGTTTTCTTTTGGCGGCCGGGTCTGTTTTTTTGGTTTGATTTCTACTAAAGATTCACCCTTGAGTGTTTTGACCCAAAAATCAGGATAATATTTATGATATTTGTTGTCAATGGGGGATTTATACGGAATAATAACCTCTTCACTTGACCAAGATAACACTTCAGGTTGCCGATCCAGATAGTTCATAAATTTTAATTCCCAACCGGAACGATAAATAATTTTAGTATGATCCCCTTTGTATTTTTTGTAATTTTGGGGCCGAAATTTTCCTTTGTATGCCATATAAATATATAGATATTAATAATTAAAGTAAGGTAAAAAATTATGTCTGTTCCACAACCATTAAATTGGCCGCCCGAACTAGGTACATCCGGAGGTTCTATCATGCATTGGGTTCATTTTCAAGCTCATGCTTTTAAAGAGAAGAACCTTACCACAGATATAGCACTATTTATTCCTCCTGATGCAATGTCCACGGGATATAAATCAGACTATAAAAATTTAGAAATGGGTAGTGGTG